CTTCTATAAGATTCTCAAGCATTTTTAGTGAGTCAATTCCTTCATCACTCTGCAAGTATGATGTTGCTAAATACAATGGGTCTTCATTGAATGGAACAACAAGCATTCTTGTTTTGTTAGATGGCGTATTAAACCATATCTCCTTTTTGTTTCTTCTAAAGGTTAATAGCCCTTTATCAAAGAACAGTTGTACCGTACCTTGAACTTTCATTGTTGGATCATTAATCGCTTCTAAAAAATCACTTGGATTGCTTTTAGCAAAAATCAATATATCTCTTTTTAGTTCAGCAGTAGATATCTTAGATGTATCTCTACCAAACAATACACGAGACATTGTTTCTATTTGCTCTATAGACATTTTACTTGCCTCAACAAGTGCATCTACCTCTAAGTTTAATATTTCAACCTCTTCTTCTGCATCTTTAGCTTCATCAACCTCTACAAATCTACTTCCATTCATAGGATGATAATGTAAAAATTCCTGAAGCACAGGGTTGTTTTTAGGAACGTGCAAGAATCCATCTTCAAAAACAATTGGCTCTAAAATAAGATTACCATCTTGCTCATCCTCAAATGGGGATTTTTGATTTCTAGCATATCTAAGTGGTCTGTTTTCATTTCTTTCTTCATCGAAGTAAAGCAATGAATAGCTCCTAGAAGTTTTTGTCGGTATCATAAATGACAAGGGAGCTTTTTCTGATGTTAATCTGTAGGTTTTAGCTACAGATATTTTTTTATTTTTCATTTGATTTAATTTATAATTTTTAAAAAAAGGGGTGATATTTCACACCCCTTGTAATATTAGTTGTTCTTAATCTTTAAAGATAAAGAAGTTGTTTGCACCTAGTGTACATACAGCTCTTTCAGAAAGGAAGTGTACTTCCATTGCATCAAGGTCGCTGTTCATTGCACCACCTGCTGAACCTGTAATCCACGTTTTGTAACGTCTATCTTCAGTTTCTGAAGCTCGGTAACGTACGTGTAAGAAAGGTCGCTTAGCGTTTTTTCCAAGAACTTGGTCATAAACAGTAGTAGAACCCGCAGGTACTAATAATCCGTTAACTGAACCTGTTCCTGTAAGACCACCTCGCATAGTTGGGTCGTTTAGGTATTTCCAATCAGTTTTGTAGAAATCGTAACCTCTACGGAATCCTGTGAAACCTAAGTTAAGAGCCATATCCTTATCGTTGTCAAATAGTCCGTAAGACGTACCACCTGCACCGTAAGAGTTTTGAGCTGCTAACATATCGTCAATATCAAAACCAAATTCTCTGTTCAAGAAAATAACATTCTCTTCAATAGAACCTTGCTTATCTAATCGTCTGATGATGTTGTCAAAGTCAGCTAATGCAGCAGGATTACCACCTGCCCATACGTTTCCTCTTCCTTCTACCGTGTAGAAAATACCTTCAGACCCTGCACCTGTTGCACCGGCAGCAGCACCATTACCTAATTCGGCATCAGCACCTGAACCTTGCTCAGCAGGAACAGCTTCAATCATTGCAGTTTCTAGATAGTCATCAAAACGTAAACGAGTTTCGTGCTCTGACTTCAAGTACCATAGGTATCCTGTAGCACCATTTTCAGTAGTAACCTCTACCCATCCGATTTGAGCCATATCAGAACCTGATACTGCATACTTATCTTTAAGGATAATTGGCTTGTTTTCGAAGATAGAATCTTCAGCTTCTAAAGAACCTACCATTCCGTTAGTTCCTTTTTTAAATTCAGAACCGTAAACAAATACTTCGATAGCTGCTGCTGCATTAAATCCTACAGGCTGACCTGCTGCTTCGTAGTAAGCTACTGTGAAAGTTAAAAGCACAGGATCAGGCATTGTTGTAACTACTGCTTTAGCTGTAGTAGTACCATCGCTAAGCATAACTGTTTGACCTGCTCTGATTGCTATGTTTGTAACACCTGCATCCCCAACTACAAAAGTAGATTGATTTTGACCATCTACTGTAGCTGTAGTTAATGCGGTATACTTAGTGTGAAGTCTTCCTTGCTCAGCCCATTTGATAAGGTCAGAGTTAGAAGGCATCTCAGCACCTACCATTCTAAGGAATGAAGATACTGTACGATTACCATATCTTTCAAATTCTTTCTCATAAGTATCAGGTAGATACTGATTCAAGAAATCAAAGTTGGTAATATAATTTGTTGAAAGGGCTATTTGCTCAGCACTTGGCTGCAAATCAAACCCCGGTGTTGTTTGGACACTTCCTGCCATAATTTTTCTTTTTTAATTTTTAAACTTATTTTTTACTTCTAATTTTTAAACCTCTTCCCGAGTCGCTGCCGAGAGATTTAATTTGCATCCCGCCTTTAGAAGTTACTTCAGGTGTTTTGCGTTCAGACATATTAATGTTTTTCGTCTTACGCATTACATCGTCAGTAGCCTCTGCTTTGCCTTGCTCATAAAAGAACTTAGCAAACTTTTCAGGATTCATTGCAATAGACAAAGCCTTGTGGTATCCTACTGCATCCTCAACAAGTCCATCTTCATTCAAAAACTTTTTTAAAAAAGTTGATGTGTCAGATTGAGCTTTCTTTAGTTCAGTAGCGTCACCCGGAGAATAAGTTACTTTTTTATCGTCAAGCGTGAACTCAAAACCTTTGAACTCACTTCCGAATACATCATTAGTTTTTTTAATAAACCAATCATGCTTTCTTCGTAACTCTTCTTCGTAAGTCTTTGATGACTCTATATATTGTTTATATGCCTCAAGATCTTTTGAATCGCTTTCAGAAATAGAACTCCCACTTGACTCAAGGGGAACTCTGTACTTTTCTTTCTGCTCATTAAAATACTTCTTGGCTTTAGCAATAGTCTTTTTTCTTGCTATTTTGATTTTCTTAATGTCAGCATCATCATCTATATCCTCATCGAAAGAATATTCATCCATTAACATATCAATGTCTTCTGAGTCTAATCCTTCTTCAGTTGCACTAAGATATTCTCGTAGCAATGTATCAGGGGTTAATTCATCAAAGTCTTTGTTTAATTTAACAAAGTCATCAATTCCTCTCCCTCTTTCTTTTTTGTACTTATAATAAGCTGCAACATCTTCAGGCATCTCTTCAGATTCCTGAGCTGCTGTAAGCTCATCAAGAGAATTAATTTCTCTTCCGTACTTATTCTTAATAAATGAAAGAACACTTTCCTCGTTTAACTCTGAGGGTTGAGTTGTATCTTCTTGTGTTTCAACTTCTGTTTCTACACTTTTGGTTTCTTCTTGAGCAACAACCTCAGTTGTTTCTTCAGATTCAACCTCTTCACTTAACTTTTCTTCGTGCTTTTCGAGTAGCTCCTGTTCAACTTGTTGTACAGACTTTTCCTCAACGACACCTACTTCTTTTACTTTAATTTCCATTTGATTTGATTTTATGCAAAATTAAACAAAAAATAATTATGTTTTTTACCTAGGATCAAACTCAGCTAAGTCAAACCCATCTAAGCTATCCTCGTTAGATTCAAAGTTCATAGGTGGTAAATTATTCTTTCTTTGATTTATTAATTTTGATTGCTCAGTATTTTGTTGGCTAATCCTATCTGACTTAGCTTTTTCTCTATTATCTTCTCTACTTTGAAGCTGTTGTGATTCCATACCTCTAATCTGCATATTTAAGCTAAACTCTTTATCCATTAATTGAGATTTAAGCATTGCTTCATTTTTCATTTTTTCAATATCAAATGCTATTTCTGCCTGCTTAATCTGCATTGTAGATTGCGTTTCTGCTTGAAGTTTCTGCATAGATGCTTGAGCAGCCATCTGCTGAGATTGCATTTGCTGCTGAGCCTGAATAGCCTGAGCCTGCATCTTCATTTTTTCCTCTCTCTCTTGTTTAGCCTTACGTTTTACTTTTAGTAACTGATTAGCTAACTTAATATTTCTAATCTCACGAATATCAATTGCATCTTCAAGATCTATACCTCCTTTTGACAATGCCACCTGAATGTTTTGTTCAAGCATTGCTTTTTGCTCCTCATCAGGAGAAACCTCAATAAAAATCCCAAAGTCATATAAATATAAATCATTTATATCATTTAATATGGCTACATTGTATTTGCCTATCTTATTGATAAACTCATCTTTAAAATCAGAATACTGTAATACATCACTAACCCTATATGATAAACTTTCAGATAATGATCTATACATATAAAGACTTCCATCCAATATGTGCCTAGTTGCTGTATTTGAATTAGCTGCTGCTAGTTTCTGCAATCCAACTAAAGAATCAGGATCAGGCATGCTACCATCTCTAGCTTCATTAAGACCTGTTACATTTCTGATTTGGTTTAGATAATGATTATAATTACCAATAAGCATTTGAGTTTTAGATGCACCTGAGTTAGATGTTAGCTGCTGTATTGGTACTCTTGCGTTGTTAAATTCACCATCGCCTGTATAGCTTCTACCAATAACACTACCTGTTTGGAAATATAGTCTTAATGCATCTTCAGGATTGTATGCTGCTCCTGTACCTAGGTCTACTTCATTTAATCCATCGGCATCAATAAACACACCATCAGGTACAACCTTAGCAATAACTTGCTGTAGTTTTAAATGAGTAATCTGAATCAAATCAGCAAATGGTATCATACGTCTTACTAAAGACTCAATAACACCTTTATACATTCTTGGTGCTGTAGCAACGTAGTTAGGAAGTGCGTGCTGTGTAGCAGACTTTGGTCTTACCATATTCTCAGCCATCTCCCACTTGAGTATTATATTAGTACCCATAACCATAACACCGTTATACCACACATCAATGGTTTTTTCTACTTTTTCAAATGACCCTTCCTCCATCATCTCTTCGGGTGGATTGAATTGGTCATCTTTTTCTACCATTGATATAGCTCCACTATCTTTTATCTTTTTCTTATATACGACCTTTTTAGTTGTCTTATAATTAAAGTACATTAAAGTGGTAGTGTCTCTATAAAATATATCATTATCATAATACTGAGCTACGTTGTAGTAATCATACCAAGACTGCCCATATTTAGATATTTCTTCTAAGTCTGCATTTGTTAATGTAGGATCTATTTTCTTTAGCTCAATAATAGGAACTGTTTTAATTTCACCCCAATAGAAACAATCTTTAAAGTTAGGATCTTCTGTGTAGCTATACACAATATTAGCGGGGTCAACATACTCAACCTTTACGCCTGCACCCGGCAAAAATTCTGTCTTAGCTACACCAATCCCTAATACAGTTAAGTCATAATCAATTCTCTTACGAATATCATCGTAATGGTTTTCGTCGAACATTGTTTCAATAGCAGTCTCTTCTGCTATTTCAATTGCAGGCTTATAATTAAGCTGCATATATAATGATAATTCTTCGTCAGAACTAGGCATTTCTTGAGGATTCATACTAAATGGATTTATCCCTGTCTGTTCTTGTATATTTTCTAATATAGGTTTTGCCGCAATTTCTCCTTCAAGCAATTGTTGAAATCTACTTCTTCTTGACTGAGATAAAGCATCTTGAGAATATGCTTTAACTTTGAATAATCTATCAGACATTCCGTTAACAACGATGTCAACAAACTTTGGTAATATAGGAACAGGTGTCCAATCTAGGTTTAAGTATGATAAGTCACCATCTACGGCTAATTCATTTTTATATTTTCCTACAGATTGCTCACCTCGAGCATATAGTCTTAGTCTGTGAAAATCTCCCCATTGGCTGTAAAATCTACATTGTCTCCCATCTTTCTTGAACCATTCATATTGAATTGCTTGTCCAATCTGCAAACCAAATTCATCAGTAGCCTTCTCAGCATCTGACACAAATTGACTAGGGAATCCTGTAGATGATATGTTTATTTTAACATCGTTCATCTAATAATTTCGCTAATATTTCCTTTATTGCTATACTTTGCAAAGTTAATCTTTATTTTTGATTGTTTTTTCTCCGACACATACAGATGCTTCTGTGTAGCCATAATTGCTAACCCTGAACTTATCGAAGCATCAAACTTTGTTCTATTGGTTATATCAAACTTAGCCCAATCTTCAAGTGTTCTAATAAATGGCATAGATCCTATGTCTTCCGAGTCTCTATATGTACCTTCTACATCAAACCCTACATATTTCTCTATATATGACTCAATAGCTGCTGCGTGTGCCTGCTTAACATCCTCGCTACTATTAGGTATACCACCGAGCTCACGTTCAGTTTTTGATAACTTATTATATGACTTGTCAGGTCTATTCATACAGAACCCTCTGTAGCCTCTGTTCTTAAAATGATACAGCAAACGTGGTTTGTTGTTCTCTATAAGTATTGGCATACCATAAAAAACGCAAGCCATCAATACCTCTTCAAAGAATATCTCTGCTGTCTGTGGTCTAGCTACATATTCTAAAAAGAACTCATTACTTGGTGCTTCATCCATATTAAACATAGTCACCCCGTGCAATGCACCATTAGAACCACCACCACCTACTGTTCCTGATATATCATACGAGTCACAACCAAATGCACCTATGTGGTCATTCCCGGGATACTTAATACCGTTTCTGTCAACCACCCTATTCTGTAAGTTCTTATTAGGTGTCCAACTTACATTGAACCTACCACGCTTATCCGGGCTAAACACAACCTCGCTATCCTTAACACCATTCTTCCAATGGAAGCTACCTCGTGTTATGTGATGCTCTTTTATTAATGCATCGTTATAATCTATCTGCTGATATATCTTAGTTAAATTAAATATAGATTGTTTACTTTCATCTCTGAATGCGTGTGACTCTGTTCGTGGAAACTGACGATAAAATTCATTAAGTGCATCTGCATCGTTTTTCAATGAAGATACTTCATTCTCCCAATAGTCTACTGCACCCTGAGATATCATTTCATTATCTACACCTAGCACAGACTTAGCAGGCTTTCTAAAAACAGGCATCCCAAACCTATCTATGAATCCTTCCATATTCCATTCCATTGGGATGAAAAGTGAATACATACCACTCTTAGTCTGACCGTTTGAATTACGATCTAAAACATTTGAATCATTATACAACTTCTTAAAATTATCACCACCCTTGTTAAGTGCATTGGATGTAGAACCCATCATACATTTACCTATAATCTTACTACCTAGTCGCAAACAGGTTTTAGTTACTCGCCAATTGTTTAAAATATTATTTGGCTTTATCCACTTACCACTTTCATCGTGTACTAGTAATAATAACTTCTCACCATCATAGCTGTTATCATCCGTGTTTTTCCAATCTATTGTAGTGTCCAACCCAAACAACTCATCATCGCTTGTGTCGTACATATTTTTCTTTGTAATCTTTGCTGCCGGTATACGGAATGCAAGCTCTGTCTTTGGCTTGTCCATACCATCCATAATCGGTTTGAAAAAGAAAGGTAGCCTACTATTTATAGGCACAACCTTATCAGTAAACATCTTCTTAGCATCTGAACCTGTCTTTGATAATATACCAACCCTTGAATCTTTTGCAAGCGTTCCTGTATTAACACACTCAGAAGAACTCATAAACGAGAACCCTGAACGTCTTATCTTAAGGTATGTCATACCGAAACTTCTTTTGTCAGCCTTACAAGCCTCCCAAAATATATATAGTATACGATTTGCTTCACGATAGTCAGGATACCCAACATCGATAGATGTCCATTGCAGGTACATATAATGTGCTCCTGTCATATATGTAGGTACGCCATTGTTCATAAACCAATGCCCATACTCTCGTGAATCAAATTCAGATTCAATATAATCAACCCATCTATCTTTAAATTCAGATGGCTTATCGTTCCATTGGAATATGGATTGAATCTTCTGTAAGTCTTTTGGTATTTCTTCTCTCTGCCAATACTGCTCCTCTTTCTTACCACTTCTTTTGTACACCTTATTAGGCACTAGTGGTAATGCTATAGGCAATCCCTGTATAGACACTACTTCACCTATTTCACCGGTCTTTGATATGATAACCATATCATATTTCTCATCATACCCATACTTCCAACTCTTTGCCTTGTTTTTATTTTTTAAGACACTCTTTGGAACGTAATCTTCTAGCGTGACGTATAAGTTATTTTGACCTTCGTTCTGCAAATCCTTGTTTTGTATCTATCTTACTTTTACCTTTTTCAGCAGACTCTAACGCCTCCCTTTCAAGTTCTATCCTATTTAATATCTCAAACGCATCAAATATTGCTAACTTCTTTGTAGCTGCTGCATTCTTTAGTTTATCAGCAGCAAGATCATCTTCCGGGTCGTGCTTTATAATATCTTCTTTAGCAACCTTTATTAACTGCTCAACAGCCCTGTGACCTGCCTGAATTATTTTTTTCTTTGTTTCCTTTACGTTCATAGGCTCATTGTTATTTGATGGTCGTATACTCTATATAGCTTTTCATCATCAACCGTAAACTCATACTCGCTATCAGGAGTAAAGCTAATTCTATCCCCGGGATTCAATCCCATAGATGTCAGATACTCGTTAGGATATTTCATTATACCTACTAACGGCTCTTCTACACTATTCTTATATATAACAGAATCCTCTTTTTTGATAGGCTCTACAAAACAATATCTATCGTGTGCGTTCCAACCCTTATCATTCTTATACATAAAGAACTGCTCGTTGTCTACAAAAAATAGATCATCCTTAAAAAAGCTTCTTCCGCTTTTTTGCCTACCCTTCATATCATTATAAAACTTAAATACATTGTGATGTACGAGTAAGGTGTCTCCTACCTTGACTCCCCCTGTGTAGCCGATTGGAAGCTCGACAACTTCAGCATATCTGTTTGAAAACATATGGTCTTCTTCAGATGTACTAACAACAAACTCTATTCCTCCTATCTCTCTTGTGTTGTTGTATCGTCTTCCTTTTAATGGCTTTACTATAAAGTAAAACGGTGATTTCATTAAAAGTTTATGTTGTATTCAATAGATACGGGTACGGTTTCATTAAACTCTTTCCAAACAAATACTTCTTGCCCGGACTGTATCCATATCTCTATTGATTTTTTTTCTTTATTAAATTTAATTAAATGAATAGTATGCGTACCATTCAAAACAGATTGACCTGTTATGTAATGCATAGCACCCGACTTATAGTCAGGTCCAATAGATATCTTTCTAATAATATTCATTAATAAACCACGCACACGACGCTAGAGCTTGTTCCGTCTCCTGCGTTTCTATATAGCCTACCTACTGCTAGTCCTGCCGATACAGCAGCAGCATTAGTTGCGTGTACAGGAAGGGTTACTGTTGATTGAGCTAATAATGCAAGTATTGATTCTACTGTATAGTTTTTAGTCTTGTTTGCATCTTGTTCGTCAGAACCTATTACTATATCCGTTAGATTAACTTGACCTGATATTGGGTATGTACTAATTATCGCCATTTGTTACTTTTCCTGTTTGCACGTTAATGACTGCATCATCTCCGTATTTTTCTAATAATTTTTTCTCTTCCTTAATGTAAGCAGCTTTCATTGACTCTATCTCTTTTAATAAAGCATCCTGTGCAATGAAGGTGTCAGCTATTCTGATTTTAACATTGTTATACTCTGTTACCAATCCTTGCAATAGCTCTAGCTCCTCTTTAGTTAATTCTTTCATTTGATTATATTTTTTACAAATATAAAACTTTTTTATCTTTGCAGTATGAAGAGTCCACAAGTAATTATTTTTATAGCTTTATATTCGTTTATAGCTACAGTTATTATAACTAATCTATTGTTTGTTAAAAAAACAGAGAACAAGATTATATCACCTAAACACAATATTATATCTACCGATACGGTATATATGTCTATAGATAGCTTGGATTTTAAAAGAGATACAATTAAATTATATTATGAAACAAAAGTTAGTAATTATCACCTACTCCCTTCTTCTGAACGTATTGAGTTATTCACAAGTCGCATTAATAGATAACAAGGGAGATACATTGGTTGCCATCACTCTTGAGCAGATGGATAATATATACGTTGAGCTAATACAAAAAGATAGCCTAATGGAGCAAGCTATTATAAGCTCTTCTAAGGAAGCTAAACTATATGAGTTAGTAAATATTGCCGAAAATAACTTAAAGTCCTGTGAAAAGGTCTTAAAAGACGTAGGAGACAGTAATATTTATTTACTGTCTGAAAACAAAAAGAAAGACAGTAAACTTAAAAGGACTAGAAAGGTTGCCATATACACTACTATTTTTGCTATACTTAGTATCCTTCTTTAGATACATCGAAACTTGGGCAAGCCTTTGAAGAATATTCATTGTGACCGTGAACGGTGCTGCCCGGATATCTTTTCTTTAGTTCATCTATAAGCCATATTAAGGCTTCTTTCTGTGCGTGTGTTCTTGTGTCTTTAGGATTCTTATAAGACTTATCCATTCCTCCCGCATATGCGATTCCTATGCTATCTTTGTTGTGTCCTCTAGTGTGAGCACCTACCTTTGATTCGGGTCTACCTACCTCAACCGTTCCGTTCAATGTTATGAGGTAATGGTATCCTACATCTGAGAAGTTTCTAGCTAGATGCCAAGTTCTTACTTCTCCTACGCTTACGTCTCTGCCTTCAGGGGTAGCTGTGCAATGCACAATGATTCTGTCTATGTCTCTCATTTGATTTCTTTCTTAATATCTTTGATTTGTGTAATTGACTCTTTGAACTTATCTATAAAAGAGTAGCCTTTTAAAACTACCCAAGACTCATCCATTGATTTTACCTCATTTAGAATGAGGACCAAAGATACTATTTTAGTTGAAAAGAAATCAAAATCTAAAATACTTTTTATTAATTCGTTTAATATTAACGTATCTAAAAGGAATACTAAGATAACAACACCTAAGTACCCTATAGTCTTAGGAACATATCCCTTTCTAAAATCTTTACTAGTTACAGGCTTCTTTTCCTTCTTAGCTCTAGCTATTCCAAATGCTGTATCTAAAATTGTAGATAGACCTACTACAAGTAGCAATCCACCAACCGGTGCAAAAAATAAATATAAACTTTTCAATATGCTACTTAGAGTTATCTTCATCGTTATTCTTCTTCAGGCGTTTCACAATACTCAGGATACTGAGTACAGTATGTCTTAACCCATAAATTATTATCTCCTGCGAATGTATGTACAACATCATCAGGACTAGGATATACAGCTTCACTTGAAAACTTATCAGAGTCCGTGTTCCATAGTATATCTACACTCCATAGCGTACTTAGGTTCTCGCAGTTTCCTTCATCATCGTAGGCATAGCATATGTACCCTATCTCTGCTACAGCATTTACATCAGATGTATACGAAACATTACCTTCTGCATCAGTAGTTGTAATACTTTTTTTGGCTGTCTGCCAAGCTGCTTTATCTGTAAATTCGTATTTCTTAAAAATCATAATGTTGTTAATTCTGCTAATTCGCTATCACTTAATGCCTCATCAAAGACCATTAATTGTTTGCATTTGCCGTAGAAATCAAGTGAACCATCACCTTTATCAAATGATAATTCTGTAAACGTTCCACTCGAAAACGCAGCAAAAGAAGTGTCAGTTGCAACCTCAACGCCATTAATCCATAATGCACAATCATTTACTTTATATTTAACTGCAATTTTATTTGAATTAGTTATCGTTAGGTTTTGATTATATATGCCTAAATTAGTCCCACTTCC